GACCTAGAGACTATGTTCGTTAATTACTAGGAGTAAAATAAAATGGCAAATACTACATTTAAAGGCCCAGTGACATCGCTTAACGGATTCATTGGTGGCCCAAACAAGAATGCAGGTGATACGCAACAAGGTGGAAAAAACACTTATTCGTTTGCAAGCACTTCAACAGTTACAGATGGAACTAATACTTTGGATGCAGCTGAAAACGAAGGCGTTTTAATCTATGTTGACAATGGAGCAGCAGGTGCTGCTATCTATGCTTTTTCAGATGGAACAAACTGGAAAAGAGTTGACACAGGCGGAAACATAGCAAGTTCATAATTAATTTATTGTGGGGCTATAGCCCCACATAATTCAAGGAGAAAATTATGGCTGGCGGAGGTTCATTTGCAAGTGATCAAAAATTTACAACAGCAACAGCTGATGGCGTTTTAAAAACTAAATCAGGTGGTTCAGTAAACATTGGCCCATGCAGAGTTACATACATATTAGCAACAGGTTTTACAAACGTAAAACTTTATGATGCAACAGGTGTAGATGCAACTAAATTAGAATTTGATTCAACATTTGGAAGCGAAGGTTTAGATGTTTTTGTACCAGGTAGTGGTATAAGATTTCAAACAACAATTTATGCAGATGTAACTGGAACAGGATCATTAACAATAGGATACACAGGATAATGAAAAGTGATGTAAAAGCAGTAAGAAAAACATCTACAGGTGCTGTGTTTGGAGGAAGAACAAGACTCAGAGGAATTATTTTATCTTCTAGTGGAGGTGCAGGAGCAGTGACTTTACAAGATGGTAATTCAGTAACTCAGTTTCAAGCTGATGTTCCAAACGGAGATGTTTTTTCATACAACTTAGCAGAGGATGGAATTGTGTTTGAAGGCGGTATGACTATATCTGCTTTATCTAACGCAATTGTTACTGTTATAATAGATAAGTAGGAGGTTAAATGGCAAACACTACCTCTGGCACAAATACTTTTGAAAAAGGTTTTTCTATTGCAGATATAGTAGAAGAGTCTTACGAAAGAATAGGAATACAAGGTGTCTCTGGTTATCAATTAAAAAGTGCTAGACGTTCTTTAAATATAATGTTTCAAGAATGGGGCAATAGAGGTTTGCACTATTGGGAAGTTGCAAACAATAGTATTACATTAGTAAACGGAAAAGCCGTATATACTATGTTTAGATCCACAACAGATGGTACATCTGATGCAACAGCTGTTTATGGTGTTGATGACGTATTAGAAGCTGTATATAGAAATGCATCTAATGTTGATGTGTCTTTAACAAAAATATCTAGATCAGAATATCAAGCACTATCAAATAAAAGTTCAACAGGTCAACCAACACAATATTATGTTCAAAGATTTATAGATAGAATTACAATAACTCTATATTTAACACCAGGAACATCTGAAAATGGAAAGTTTTTAAATTTTTATTATGTAAAAAGAATACAAGATGCAGGATCATACACTAACGATGCAGATGTACCTTATCGTTTTGTCCCTTGTATGATAGCAGGATTATCTTACTACTTAGCACAGAAGTATGCACCAGATAGAATACAAGCTATGAAATTATTATACGAAGATGAATTAAATAGAGCATTATCTGAAGATGGCTCTTCTACTAGTTCTTACATAACACCAAAAGTTTATTACCCAGGAACATAATGGCAAATAGAGCATCAGGAAAATTTTCAAAAGCAATATCAGATAGATCAGGTATGGAGTTTCCATATAAAGAAATGGTAAAAGAATGGAATGGATCTTTTGTTCATATATCTGAATTTGAACCTAAACATCCACAATTAGAAATTAAACCACATGCCTCTGACCCTCAAGGTTTAAGAGATGCTAGACCTGATAGAACAGAAACTGCAGTTCCAACTTTACTACCATTGAATCCATTTGAAATAACTAATGGTAGTACAACAATTGTAGTTAATGAACCAAATCATGGTAGATCTACAAGTGATACTGTTAGATTTAGAAATACTACAAATGTAGGAAATGTTTCGTCTGCAACAATTACTAATAATGCAGGGTATACAATTACAAAGGTTAATGATAATAGTTATACATTTGTATCAGGAGTTACAGCTTCTAGTACATTAAAAGGAGGAGGTGGACTTGCTTCAGCAGGCCCAGTTACAGTTACAGCATAATGGCATACACTTTAACAAATTTACAAGATGATATTAGAAATTATACGGAAGTAGATAGTTCTGTATTATCTACTGCTATTTTAAATACAATAATAAAAAATGCTGAAAACAGAATATATAGACAAGTTGATTCTGATGATAATAGATTTTATGCTACATCAAATTTAGCTGTTGGTAATAGGTATGTAACAATACCATCTGATTTAAGAATTATAAGATATGTTCAATTAAAAGACTCAAGTAATAAACAAACATTTTTAGAAAAAAGAGACACTAGTTTTATGGCAGAATACTACGATACACCAAGCACTGCTAATGGATTACCTAAGTATTATGCTAATTGGGACGCTAACTTTTGGGTTGTTGCTCCTACACCTGATGCTACTTATGAAATAACCTTAGCATATGTAAAGCAACCTACTAGCTTAACAGACGCTTCTGTCAGTGGATCTGGAACATATATTTCTAATAAATATCAAGATTTACTTTTATATGCTGCTTTGGTAGAAGCATATGGATACTTGAAAGGCCCCGCAGATATGTTACAATACTACGAACAGTCTTTTCAAAGAGCAATACAATCGTACGCGGTTGAACAACAAGGCCGTAGACGCAGAGACGAATATAATGATGGTGTTATTCGTACTCCACTTAAATCAGAATCACCATCTAAATACTAAGGAGATAGTAATATGGCAAATATAGTACCTGATTCATTCAAAACTGGATTGTTAAAAGGAACGTTTAATTTTGATACTTCTGGTAATGGAGGAAACTCTTTTAAACTTGCCTTGTATACTAGCATAGCAGGATATAACACAGCTTCGACAGTTTTTTCAGCAACTAACCAAGTTAGTTCAAGCGGAACAAACTATACAGCAGGTGGAAATACTTTAACAAACAGTGGAGTAGCAATATCATCAAACATTGCTTTTATAGACTTTGCTGATTTAACTTTTTCATCTGTTACTTTAACAGCTGCTGGTGCCGCGATATACAAGACAACTGGTGGTGGAAATGAACTGGTTCTAGTATTAGACTTTGGTGGAAATAAAACGGCAACTAATGGTGATTTCGTCATTCAGTTTCCTACAAACAATTCATCAAGTGCGATTATTAGAATTGGTGACGCATAATATTAAGGATTTTATAAATGGCTTTTGTTTTAAATGACAGAGTTAAGCAAACTAGTACAACTACTGGTACAGGAACATTTAGTTTAACAGGAACCGAAGTAGGTTTTGAAACTTTTGTTACAGGTATTGGTGATACTAATAGTACGTTTTACGCTATATCTAACGATGGAACTGCTGAATTTGAAGTCGGTATTGGTACAGTAACTGATGCATCTACTGATACACTTTCAAGAGATACCGTTATCTCCTCTTCAAACTCAGATAACAAAGTTGATTTTAGTGCTGGAACTAAAACTGTATTTTGTACTTATCCTGCAAAACGTGCTCCGTCTGCAGGTATGACAGCCACAACTTATATTAATACACATGCTTCAACAATATCTGATTCACAAACAATAGATTCAGGAGTTTTAGCAGGCCCAGTAACCGTAACTGGTACAGTAACAGTAACAGGTAATTTGGTAATTATATAATGAGTCAAATAGAAGTAGATAAAGTAATACCTCAATCAGGCACTAATTTACAAATTGGTGAAGCTGGTGATACTATTAATTTAACTACTGCAACTGTAAATTTACCAACTGGTGTTGGTGGAACATCATGGCAAGCAATAAAAACTGCTAACTTTACTGCGGTAGCAGGTGAAGGATATTTTGTAAATACAACAAGTGGAGTTATCACAGCAACTTTACCATCATCTGCAACAATTGGAAATGAAGTTTCAATAATAGATTACGCTGGAACAGCAGATACAAATAATATAACAATAGGTAGAAATGGACATAACATTCAAGGTGCAGCATCAGATTTAGTAGTATCAACTGAAAGAGCAGCTTTTACATTAGTTTATGTTGATTCAACACAAGGGTGGTTATTGAAGGACAAATAATATGGCTAATTATAAAGATTTAAGATATGTATTTCCTGCAAGTTCAATTGCGTCAGGAACATTCGCAGATGCTCGTATAGCAGCATCTAATGTATCACAACACGCAACATCATTTGATGATAATAAAATTGTTAATGATATTTCTACATTAGCCATCAGACAAGCATCTAACGAAAACAAAGCGGCTTATAATACTCAATCAATGTATGTCGATGTCTTTCAAGATAGCACAGGAATCACTTCTTTAGTAAACGCATCAAGAAGTACAGATGAATATATGGCTAGTGTTTATCAAACAACAGGCGAGTTTTCAAACGACAGTAATACAATTTTATTACAACATTTTAATGGAGATTATACTGATAGTTCTTCAAATAATATGGGTGGTCAATTTACTGGTAACAATATGGATTCAAATAATTTTGTAACAGGAGTAAAAAAATTTGGTACTCATTCTTTATTTTTAAATGGTTCTGATGAGTATGTAAGCACATCAGATTTAAATAGTCATGATGGTTCTGTGGCTTTTCCAACGACAGGAGATTTTACAATTGAACATTGGTTTAAATATTATTCATCAGGAGACCAAAGTAATACAGATAGAATAATGTCAATAGGAAATACAGGAACACCTTCTAGTGGTTCTACACCTGGACTTTCTTGGGGTTATCAGGGAGGTGGTACGACTAGCTGGAATACTTATGGAGATTATTCAAATAATTATAACTGGACACAAACTTTTCCAGCATTAGATACAAACTGGCATCACATTGCTTATGTAAGAAAAAGTGGAATGTTATATAGTTATCTTGATGGAGTTTATAAAGGCAATGACAATTTTTATAATGGTAATAATATGAATGCTGGTGGTGGAATTATAATGTATGGAAATAGATCAGGTGGTGGTGCAGAATATTTTTATGGTTATATAGATGAAGTAAGAATATCAAATACTGATAGATATGACACAACTCAATCTGCTGGAACATCAGTATTTACACCGAATCAAATAACGGCAGCAAATGCAACTGGTTCATTTGAAAGCAACGCAATTACAGCCTCATCTTCAGTTTCATCTATGGGAGCCATTATTACATATCAAAACCAGTCAGGCACTAACGCATTAAATACTGACATAGTGCTTAAACTTTCCGCCAATAATGGAAGCAATTTTTCTACAGCTACACTTACAACTATGCCAGATTTTTCTAGTGGTATTAAGATGGCGAAAGTAAATGACTTGAGTGTGACAGCGGGGACTCAGCTAAAGTACAAAATAGAATTTGCTAATCAAGCTAGTGGAAGCAAAGAAGCAAGAATAAGAGGGGTTTCGTTACAATATTAATATGAGTGAAGTAAAAGTAAATAAAATAAGTCCAAGATCAGGAACAACTGTTACACTAGGAGATAGTGGAGATACTTTTACAGGTTCTCAAACAGTTGCAAATGCAGCATTACAAGGTTCAGGAACAATTACAATCAACGGTCAAGCAGTAGCACTTGGTGGATCAGTAACTATTGCTACAGAAACAAGACCAACTTTTTCATCTATCACACCATCAACAATTGAAAACACACAAACTACTTGTACAATAGCAGGAACTAATTTTGTATCAGTACCTTTGGTTACAGCTATCAATAACTCTACAGGAGCAACTGTTGTAGCTGACGAAGTATCTTTTTCATCTGCAACAAGTATTACAGCTAAATTTACTTTACCTGTAGACGGAACTTATAAATTATATATTGAAAACCCAGATGGTAATGCAGTACAAACAGGTGCTGTACTAACAGTTTCTGATGCACCAGCTTGGCAAACATCAGCAGGTAGTTTAGGTTCATTTAGTGCTGGAGATACTATTTCAACAATTACGATTACAGCGACCAATGCCACATCTTTTGCAGTTCAATCAGGATCTTTACCAACAGGTCTATCGTTGAATACTGGTTCTGGTTCTGCTACAATAACAGGAACTGTATCAAGTGGAATTACTTCAGATACATTGTTTAGTTTTACAGTTCGAGCAACAGATGCGGAAGGACAAACTGCGGATCGAGCGTTTACTATAAATGTATCAGTAGGAGCAAATAACTCAGGACAGTTTAACTAGGATAATATTATGGCAAACAGTTATTTATCAAGAACAATAAGTTCATCACCAACAAATCCAGATAAATTTACTATTTCTATGTGGGTAAAAAGGTCAAAATTAGGTTCTGAACAAGCGATAATGGGTCAATATGCTAGTGCTAATTTTAGAGGTAAAATAGATTTTTTATCTGACGATAGAATTGAGTATATTCAAAAAAATGATGGTAATACTACAGCAAATTTAATAACTACTAGAAAATTTAGAGATACATCAGCTTGGTATCATTTAGTTTATCAATTTGACACTTCACAAGGAACATCATCTAATAGAATAAAATTGTATGTTAATGGTGTTCAAGAAACAGCTTTTGATACAGCAAGTTATCCTGCACAAGATTTAGATATGAGATTAAATCAAGCATCTGGAACTTTAAATATAGGTCAAGATGGAAATAGTGCTAATTATTTTGAGGGTTATATATCACATATAGCATTAGCAGATGGTCAAACATATGCTCCAACATCATTTGGTCAAACAGATGCAACATCAGGTATTTGGAAATTTATATCACCATCTGGTATTACTTGGGGTGATGATGGTTTTCATTTAAAAATGGAAAACTCTGGTAACTTAGGTTTAGATAGTTCAGGTCAAACAAATAATTTTACAGTTAATGGAAATTTAAAACAAGCACTTGATACACCATCAAATAATCATGCTACAATGGCAACTCCTACCTGGTATAATGGATCTATAACAGAGGGTGGAAATACAGTTGGTTCAGCAGGTGCAACGGCTTACAGATATCAAATTGCGAATTTAGGAGTAAATAAAGGAAAATGGTATTGGGAAGTTAAATTAGTTACTTTAGGTGATTATATGCTTACTGGTATTACAGGTACAGCAAGTTATATAACAGGTTCAACTAATATATTAGGTTCTGCAGCTAGTGACTATTCAGTAGTTTATAATACTGCAGGTGGAAATGGACATAAATATAATAATGCAGGAGCATCACCAACTAATACTCCTGGTGCTTATATGGCAGCTTTTAACACAAATGATATTTTAACTTTTGCTTTAGATTGCGATAACAATACTTTAAAAATTGGTGCTAATGGCAACTGGTCAAATGGCTCAGGTTCAACAAATCAAACTTTTGCAAATGGAAATACACTATCAATTGTTGCACCTGCAAGTACACCATCAGGATTTTATTTTCCTGCTTGTGGAGAATATGGTGGTGCGAATGATGTGTGGAGTTGGAATTTTGGTAATGGATTTTTTGGTACTACAGCTATAGCTTCTGCAGGTTCAAATGGTAATGGAAGTTTATTTGAATATGATGTACCATCTGGATATTACGCATTAAATACAAAAAATATTAACACATACGGATAAAAATTATGGCATATAGTACAATTTCAAAACCTAGCTTACACTTCAACACTAAACTTTATACTGGTACTGGTGCAACTCAATCAATAACAGGACTTGGTTTTCAGCCAGATTGGTGCTGGATTAAAAGTAGAGATACAGGTAATCATAATCACAATTTAATAGATGTAGTAAGAGCAGCACCAAATATACTTGCTACAGATGGAAATTCTGCACAATGGACTAATAGTACAGATGGTTTTACTGCTTTTGGAACAGATGGTTTTACATTAGGTGCTAATACTGCTGGGCAACAATCTTACGAATTAAATAAAAATAATGATGATTATGTATCCTGGAACTGGAAGGCTGGAAACTCTTCAGGTTCATCAAACGGAGATGGTTCCATATCATCAACTGTGACTGCTAATACCACGGCTGGATTTAGTATTGTAAAATACACAGGCACAGGTTCTAATGCTACTGTCGGTCATGGTTTAGGCGCTGTGCCTCAAATGACAATTATTAAGGGTATGACAAATTCATA